CATTTTGTTTTGAGTTTCAGCATGGTGCTTACCCATATCTTCTCTCATTTGCGCTCTAATGTCACCAATTCCATCGTCAATTGCCGCCATTTCCATAGCCAATTCGCTAAAGTCAAATTGATGTGCAATTGTTTTAGGACTTGTAAATAGTGTAGTGTAGGTTGGGGCAATAGCCGCTAGTCCATCACTTGCATTATCTAATCGTGCATTTTCTGGAACACCACCAATAGTATCTGCTCTTGGAGTTGTTGAACCAATATTTGTAGCAGTTGGGGCTGAAACGCCATCGTCACTGTTTGCCGCTACTGCTAGGGAGTTTCCACTTCCACCAGCAGGTCTTTCTGTCATTATTCTCCATCCACTAGATGTATATGGCCTCTTTGAAATAACTGAAAGAGCATTACATTCCCTGTTTAGCATTGACCAAACTTTTTGTCCGTAAATCTTGTTGTAAAGACCACCGACATCAGTAATACCAACGCCACCAGCGACATTTGCCGCATTGGTATCATGACCAACATGAATACCTGCAACAGTTCCCGCTTGCTTCAACAATTGGTTGTTAAAGCCAGTTGCTCCGGTTAGTCCATATGTTCTTGCTTCTAAATCTGCGATTGTATTAATGTAACTCATCTTAAATGCCTCCTACCATCTTGTGGATATCATTCCAGTCCATATCGGCTAGTTCTTCCATAGTTGGGAGTGTTATTGTTGCCTCTTCTTGTGCTTTTAGAATTGTTTCCTTTTCAGCAGTTAGAGACTTTCTTAGTGCAGTAAATTCTTCTTTTAGAGAAGCAATTTCAGTTTGTGCATCATATTCAGACTTTGCTAGAACATTTTCTTTATGTGCTACTTCAGCCGCAAATCGAGCCTCAAATGATTTCTGCAAGTTGTCGTATGCCAACTTTTCTAGTTGTTCTTGTCGGAAAGCCTCATATGCTTTCTCGATGTTAGCGTTAGACAAATCAAGAGTTTGTAGTTCTTCATTGTCAAATGCTTTTACAACTGGTAGGTCAGAAGGTTTTGGCCTTCCTCCCTCAATGATGACTCTATCTGCTGGTTCACCGATTTCGACACCTGCTCCGTCAAGAGTTGAAACGACTGCTTTTGCTTCATCGTCTTTATACATACCCTTTTCTTCAGCCATCTTTTCATCTTCGTCAGCCATTTTTTCGTCCATCATCTTTTCGTCCATCATTTTTTCGTTCATCATCTTTTCATCTTCCGACATATCCATACTCTCCATGTCTTCTTCTTTGCGAAGAGTATTGACTTCTGCCATTAGCGCATCTAACTCTTCTAGTGCTTTTTCAATTTTGCTCATATTTTTCACTTCCTTTTCTTGTTTAAGAATATCAAACTTTGCTTCGGGGTTTATTCCTTTTTCACAGATTGTAACCTCATGTAGTTCTAGTTTGCTTATTTCATTGTATTGTCCTAGTTCGGGGTGGCTTTTCTTTACTTTCTGTATTGCCTGTCCTCCTATGCTAAAACTCCTCAATGAACCTTTTCTAACGCCTCTTCCTATTTCTTTGGCTTTTTCTATATCGTCTCTTAATTTAATTACTACAAAAAATCCTACATCATCTACTTCTGTTTTCCATAGTTTTCCGTTTGAATCTCTATATGATTTTACTACTTCTCCTACTTGAACATTAGAATGATTTGTCATTACATTTCTAAATTTTGGATTCTCCATATATTTCTCTACTGCTTCTTCCAGTGCTTTGAGTGTGATTAAATCATTTTGCTTATCAACAATTTCGATGCTTGCATATCCTCCAATCATCAAATCTTCTTGATTTTTTAGAATTCTGAAATCTGTAGCATTGTTTCTAACTACCGCAGAAATCATCCTCCTCAACTCCTTGTTATATTACTCACTATATAAAGAACACACTATTTAGACGGTATTCTGGTTCCTTTGAACTTATCTTCATATATATTCCATATACCTTTATCTGAATCTTTATCGGCTGGTTCTTGCTTAAATCCAGTCCAAGCCAACCACATTCTTTGACCCTTAACAGGTATGACTCGGATATGAAGTTTAGTTTCAAACTTGTTCCCCTTTAGGAAATATTCGTGATAGCCGTGTGTTTGAACCCCTAACTCTACTTCTCCGGAATCAATTATTTTTTCTCTTTCAAAAGACCTAGCAACTTCAGCAGGATATTTACCTGCTTTACCAAACAAATCAAACAGTTCTTCTTCATCTTGAATGTTTACTAACCAGTTTATTGTCTCATCACCTAATTTCATAACGATATTAATTTGATTATCTTGTCTAGAATATATCTTGAATTCTCCTTCTCTATACTCATTAGGGGTTTTATACTCTTTCTTGATATCGTCTCCTTGCATTATCTTAGTAGGATTAGCAAACAATTTGTTATCCTCAAATTCTATACCGTCTCTTTTTTCAGACCACTCTTTAAGTTCAGATATTTTTCCTTCGATGACATCTTCATACAATGGAGCATGTTTATCGGCTAAAAAATCATGAACTTCTTTGACTGACTTTTTTCCGTTTTCTTTTAGATACTGAAATATTGCGCCAGTCAATTTAGATTGTTTGGTTTTCATTACTTCTTCTGCTTTGGCTTTCCACATATCCAAATCGGCTAAAGCATTTTTAGACATAAGATTATTTTCCTCAAATCCGTAAATAGTAAATCCGTCTAAGTCTCCTTTGATAATAACATTGGTTTCTCCGTGAATATAATCAGTAACTAAAAGTCCTTTTTCCAAAGCACTAACATCATAATTCAAAGACCTCTTAGTATCTTGTGAAAGGAACTCTAATGTTACTACTTTATCCGGCATAGTTACTTCGGGTATTTCTATGACCTTTGCTGAGAAAAGAGTATATCTATCTCCTGTTCTCTTAACCTCATCTACCATAACTCTAACAATATCTCCAACATCCACCGCTATTTTTGTATTGAGTGCTTTACCAACTTCCATGTATTTTTTACCATTAATTTCTTTGATGTATTTTCCTTCTTCATCAGTCGGGCCAATATCAATGCCAAGAGTATAGGAAAATAAATTACTTTTCGTCTTTTTCTTATCTAAAACAACCACATCTAAATCTACGAACTTTTTCCATTTAATCCATTTTGGATTCTTTCTAGTCCCTACATAATATGTAGATGTAATATCTTTTATGACTACTCCTTCCGAAGTAGGCATATCCATAATTTTCTTAGAATATTCATCCACATCTTTTAGATTATCTGCTTCTCTAGTATCTTTTTTAGACGGAAAATTGATAGCATCTGATGAATGAGAAGAATAATTATTGAACAAAGTAGTTATTCTTCTTTCTAACGGTTCATCTAATAAGTTCTCATCATTATGTCGCATAATGTCAAACACATGACATCTCAATTCTGCATCGGGATATTTGCCTTTGAAAATATGAGCAATAGTATCCGCACGATGTAAAGGCTCACCTTCATCAAATAAAATTAATTCTGCATCTAAAATACAATCCCCGTATTTTTTTTCTTTTAATTCTTTTACTTGGTCTTTACACTTATCTGTAATATCTTTTTCATTATAAGAAAATATTTTGACATTGTTATCTATCTTGTGTAATTGTATTCTCATACCATCATATTTTTCTTGTATTAACCAACTTCCACTGAATCCCTTTAGTTCTTTGATATCATCAATTTCAAAAATTCTATACATTGGTTTATTGGGTATGATAAAGTCTGATAGAGATTTCTCCTCTTCCGACTTTTCTATATCCTTCAAGTCTTCAACATATTCCTCACTGTGCCTAGATAAAAGCAACAGGTCAAGCATTTCCATAGCCGCCTTGACTTTCTTTTCTACCTTCTTAGAGTCTTTTCCATCCCCATAATGCTCAATAATATACAGGGATATGTCGTCCGATTCTAGGTCAAGCCCTTCAAGACCCTCCGTAATATCGTCTTTTTCTATGTCCTTGATTGCTAATAGTTCGGGAGAAAGTGCTTTATTATCGTTTCTTAACGCATAATGAACGAATTTCATCATCGTTTCTGGATTAGACATTAATTCTTCTAAGACATCTCCTTTAAATCTTTTAGCGAAAGGGTCATCAACTAAATCAGAAGTATATCTTAGTTGTTTTATTCCTTGAAATATTTTTTGTGCTTGAGAACTCAAAGGGTTTTTTGCCTCTTTATCATTTATTATTACATCAGAAATATGATTTTTTAATTCTTTACCTGCCGCATCAAGTTCCTCATATGATTCTCTAATCATTTCTACAGCACTGCGCCAGCGACTCCCATATTCATCGGGGTCTTCTTTTGCTGAAAGATAGGCTACTCTAGTTTTTTCAAATAGCCTCAGAATTTCTTCTGATGGCATTTTGTCTTTTTCTATATTAGCCAACTTCACCAATACCACCTACTTAGCGGTATTGTTGCGTTCTTGGAAGAAGGGGAACAGAAGGTGTTTTCTTTTCTGTTGTTTGCATGGCTCTAGTAAGTTCTCTTATTCTTGCTTGTGCTGCCTCGTTAAATGATTTTTCATCACCATCTTGTTTGTATTTATCAAGAAGCATTCCCAATTCCTTTGTTGCTGATTCTATTTCTTCTTGTGCCTTTTCGTATCTTTCTCTATTCAATACGGGATTATCGTCATAATCAGATTCTAAAATCTGTTTTAGTATATCCATGGCTTTCTTAAATTCTGTAATTTCTCCTGCTAAGCCATAGCCATCTTCCTTTCTAGTTTGATTCTTTATCTTATCAGCCTTCTGAGCCTTTGGCCTTTTTACTTTTACAGTTTCATAATCGTCTCTTTCTGGTAGGCGATTTCCTTGCATTGACTGATAAAGTATTTCTTTCGCTTCTCTAGCCTTTTCAATTACTAGGCTCACCATTCGTTCTTCTTTTGTTACTCTTTCCGGCATCACTGACCACCTGCCTTTTCTACCATTTTATGAATATCAGACCAATCCATATTTGAGACATCCATGACCTCTCCACCTATTTTATTATCCATAGACGGAACAGGACTTTCACTCACAACAAAACCTGCCTTCATCAATAGGCTATCTTTTGCATATATGGTTCTTTCTAAAGCCTCTACTTTACTTGATAAGGCTTTTATTATTTCTAGCATTTCTTCATTAATTGTTTTTTCTTCACTCATATTATCACTTCTTTTTTTGTGGGTAAACTAAATCATATAGTTGTCTATACAGTAATTCATATTCTTTTCTTAGTTTAGTTGCAGTGGCTACAATGTCAATGTTACGCTCGTCCATAGATTTCATTTTTTTATTTAGTTTCTTATCCGATTTAGTTAGTTCTAATTGTTGCATAACTGAAATTAAATCTCCTAGTTTAGTAAAATCTTGACCGAAAAATTCAGTTGGTTCTGCGGCCTGTAGTGTCTTTTTTAATTTCTTTCTGCCCTTCGCATCCAAAGAATCTAATATTTTCTTTGGGGATTTATCTTCTTTTTTGAAAGTGATTTCTCTTCCATCTTCATAGTAGTCCCAAGTCATGTTCTTCCCTCCACTAGCCTATAGGTTTCTTGTGTATCATCATAAGTTATTTCTCTAGCCATGTTTCTGACTAAACTATTAGTAAAGTTCTCAACTCTTTCAAATAAATTTTCTACTTCCGCACCTAATCTATCTAATCTGTTGATATCTCTATTATTTATAGTATCGAAGCCTTCTATTAAATCTAAACCTTCTATTTCTAATTGAACTCTTCGCTGTGGTCTTTGTCCCGCTTCACCAGTAATCCATTCCATGAATTCTTGTGCTTCCATTTCATCTAGAGTGTCAATAATTCTAGACATCTCTTTTAGTTTTTTATCTATGCTTTGTATGGCATTCACAACTCTTCTGAAATATGATTGAGATTGAGAATCCCTACTCTCAACCAATTCTCTAATTTGCTGTCTTTCTGCCAATGACCTTCCTTCCGGTCTAGGAGAAGGACGACTCATTTGAACTAATATTCTACTTATTTCCTGCACTTCCGGCAAGTATTGATTGATTCTTTCTATTTCTTTATTGACTTTAGTTAGTTTAGTTCTCTCTATTTCTATATCTCTTTGAAGTTCTGCTGTTGCTTCTTCAATATATTCTTCACTATTTTCTTGTATTTCTCTAATAGTATTTTGAAGACCCTTGACTTGACTTCCTAAAGAGACATCTTCTTCCACAGTCGAAGGCTTTTTTCTTTTTCCTGTTTCGTCTAATATTCCTTGTTCAAGTAGAACCTTTACGCCATCTGTCATAGATTTTATTTTTCTAGCAATTATTTTTTCTGCTCCATCATTCTCAATAAATTCTAATTCTGTAATAACACTCTCTATATATTCCTGTGAATTGTTTAATTTTTCTAAATTCTTTCTCATGTTATTGACTATTTTTACGGCTTTTTCATAGTCTTCATCTTTTACAGGCATACCCTTAACTCTTGATATTGCCCTTGAAATATCTTTTTTATATCTACCAATATTTCTATATGCAGTAGGTTGTCTTTTGTAAGTATTAATGTGTAATCTAGAAAATGCTTCTCCTAAACTCATATCTCTATTGCCAACATTAGAATTAAAGACAGACAATAGATTATCTGTAAGAGTTGAAATATTTACATCTTCTTTTCCCTTTAGAGGAAAATCACCTTGAGCATTGAAATGTCTTCTGTATTTTTTAACCAAAAAATCTTTATCCCTTTCATCTAATATTTTCATCAAATTTAGATATGAATTTGATTTTTGCTGAGTATTAAATTTATTAGCATAAGCAGTCTGACCTCTAAAAGAAAAATTAGATGGTTCGCTTTCATCTCTTGTTATTTCTAGATTTTGAACTAAATCCCTTGTGGCCTCTAAATATTCCATTATCATTTTTACTTCTCTTAAATATCTATCATATTGCTTTTCCATCTCGGTCTTTCCGGTCTTTTTCTTTTTACCTTCAAGTTCAGCAGTTAAGTCACCTGCTGTTTCTAATTCACTATCATCTCTTTGTGCTGTATCGGGGCTTTGAGCAGATTGCTCTTGCTCAGACATTTCCTGCGCTCTTGCTTCAGATACTTCTTGTTCACTAGCAAATTCCTCTTCTGCTTTAAGAATAAATTTTCTATATTGAACAATATTGCTAGGATTTATATTGTCAATTAAAGACTTCTTAATCTCAGTAATGCTTGCATCGGATTTAACTAAAGATAGTGTATGCTCATCTATATCTGCCTTCAAAAGAATATTCTTCAAAGACTTATCTTTAGTTAATTCAATAAACATTCTATCGCCTCAAAATGGAATATTTTCTTTTTTCTTTCTTTTCATAGGAGGCAATAAAACTACATCCGGACTTGCCGTTGAAGGTATTGCCTTATGAGAAGTATCGGGAGGCAAACCTCCTAATGATAAATCTCTAGTCTTTCTTACTTTAGCATCGGAATTAGCATTGATAGCCTTTACTTTTGCTAGTTCTTTTTTCAATCTAATTTCTTTTTGTCTTAGGTCTTCAGTCATTTTAACCAACTCTTCTTTCATTTCTAGTATCTACATTTTGATTTCCTGCATCTACTGGTAATCCTGTTAATCTTTTATCGGGGCCAACACTCATTCTTGGTTTATTTCTAGTTGCAGGTGGATTTTCTTGTGGTGTGCTTAGTGCTTGTTCTTGCATTTGTCCTAATTGGGAAGCATCTATATTTGTTCCTGCGTATGGGTCTAATTCAACTTTTCCCCCTTCTTCGGATGATTCTCCCTCTTTTGGTTCTTGTGGTTCTGGTTTCTTGAAGGTAAATTGGCCATCTTCATCCATATCTACTTCAAATCCTAAGTTCTTAGTAGATGCAGCAATATTAACTTCTATTTCTCTCTTTCTTAGGACTGCGATTTCATCTTCTTCTTCGCTTGGTGGTAATGTTAAGTTCCAATCAGTTATTCCAAATTGTTTTACTAAGAACGGGAAAACATAATTGTTGTAGACATTTTGTGCCATTTGAACGGCTCTATTAGTTACTAGTATTTGCATACCCTCATTATTTAATCCACCGCTAGTAGTATTATCAGCCATGAATACTTTACTTACTCCATAAAATGCCGATATTCTATCTCTTAAATCGTCTTTAACAGAAACATAATCCATTTCTTTTAGACTATCCATAAACTTAATCCATTCAACTGTGCCCTTACCATTTTCGGCTTCAATACCCATAACAGGAAT